CTGTCTGCGATGGTCGTAGGTAATACGCCATACCTTTTCGCCATAGCGTCTACCGTTATGTCCGACGCAATGTCAGACGGCAATTCTACGGTTGAACCGTCACTCCTGACGCTTCCCCTAAATTCAATCCATTCGGTGACGGTACGGCTAAATTTTCGTCAGTCGTTCCAACGATTGTTTCCATCATCTTTGCTGTAATTTCAGAAACTACATCATACGGCATATCCATCAATGTATCGGCAGACGGTTTCATGCCGTCATAATTCCAAGCGATAATCTTTGACGAAATGATCTGGCACAACAGTTTCATTGTTTCGGAAGTATTGTCTTGGGCATTTAATTTCTGAATTTTATTCAGTTCCCTTATAGACATCTTCTTTGTGAAATGAATTGTCAGACCTTCAGCCGAACCGTCTTTAAATTCAAGGGTTTCTTTAGTGTCCTTTGGTTTCCAACTCATGCTTATGCCCAAGTCGGTACAGTGCCGCTCTGAAGTACGCAAGGGACATTAAATGTCAAATCCCCAGTTGTCGCTCTTGCTAACGCATAATCCATTGCAAAAACCTCATTCGATAACGTCTGACCGCTAATCGCAAGTGCTAAAGTCCTTGCCACAGATGTTGACGCAACCGTTTTGAATACGTCATGTGCCATATTGGAAGCATCATCAAATACCCCACTAAGCGTGGCACTAAAATCTGCCAATCCCAACAGTCTCTCTGTCGCTGATTTATCAAGACCAGTCGTGTCCTGTGCGGTTCTTGGAATAGCGATATCCGCATTGGTTATGTCATTGGAAATGTCTCTCCCTGAACCACCGCTGTCGTCCATAGTGATTGACATTCCAATTCCCGTTTCTTTTGCCATAAGTATGACTCCTTATCTGCCAACATCCTGTTGACGCTTGTGTATGGCTTCATTCATCTCGTCATGCCATTCGCCTGTTTTTGCAGTACGTCTGTCATAACCGTTCTGAATCGATAATATTGGTTCTCTTTCAAGAGGTAATTTATGTTCCCTAAAACATTTCTGTTCCGGTGAAAACATAAACGTAATAAGCGTTCCCTCTTTTTTGCCGTTACCTCTTCTACCGCTCTTATGAATAATGTACTCATACTGCTGTTTTCCCAAAGGAGTGGATACGTCTACTTTGGTTTCCCAACCTAAAAGATAATGCGGACAATCTACCTCTTTACATGACGCTTCCCTCCAATGGGTTGTAAGAGGTCTGGAAGCACTGAAGTTATGGGATATGCTAACATTATTCCGCACAATATTTCTCATGTGTATGCCACCCTGTCCTGTGCTGTTCCTCGTCTGTAATGTACGACAAAGACAAGGTTGCTGAATGTTCCTGATGTAATAATTCTTAAATATCTTGCCACGGTTCCGGTCATGGTTAGCCGTTCCGACGTTCTTCCGCTATCCGAAGATGCGGCAATATTGGAAAATGTAATTAAATTTGACCATGACGAATCATTGCTTGATTCCTGTATTTTAACCGTTGCCGTACCTGAAGCCAAAGACATGGATTGGATTATCGCTGAAGCACCTGACGATGTTGAAGCACTATCATCTTTTGACGCTACTGTGGTGGCAGACGAATGTGTGATCTTTCCTGCCGATAATAAATTACCCCATTCGGCTATCACGCCATTGCCTGATATTGGAACTGTAGTGGTCAAAGAACCGTCTGCTCCTCTTGTCATGGGATAATCTACCTGTTTGGCTACAGCACCCACCGCTACGTCGCCAACTGTACTTCCGAAAGTCCATGAGACTATACGGTTTGTTGATGGATAATTCCTTAATGCGATATGCTCCTGCCCTGCGGCATCGTTAAAAAACGAACTAAACGAAGCAGATAAATCCACCCTGCCTTGTATCCGTTCCATCGCAGATTTGCTGATGCTTGTAACGTCAACTGATTCGACTGGCGTTGACCAATTATCTATTGCTGAAACATCACCAGATAAATCATATCCGCTTATGAAGAAATTATGTCCTAGTCCTGTTTTCTTTGCCATGTTGCGCTCCTATGGTGCAATTGCTTCCGCATTTAATTCTACCAATCCAAGTGGTAATGATAATGTCCTAAAAGTATTTCCCCCAATATCAGTCCATCCAATTTCCGCATCGCCTATCGTCATATCGCTACAGTTTCCGCTTAATTGTGAATCGGCACGAAGTCCGGTTTGGACACTTCGGCAAGCGTTCCACAATTCCAGTTCGGTAGCGTTCCGACCCTGTATTGAACTTTGGACTCTGAAATAGCATCGAACTGTAAAGTCCTGCGTGACCATAACGTTACCAAGCGTCATTGATTTTTCACTTTCACCGCTAAAGAAAAAACACGCTACCCTGTCACCCGACGCAATCGACAAAGGTTCATGTCTCAAAACGATGTCAAAATCAGGATCGCTGTTCGCCTTTAAAATTGTTTCTATGGTAGACAAAGCACCTGACCTACTCATTCCAAATTCCTCTTAATTGCCTTGTCCACTACCCTACGCCAATTCTTCTTGTTTAATTTTTTCTGCGTATTTGCAAACATATGATAACCACCAAACCCTCTACCGTTTCCTTTTTCTACATAGACAGCATAATATGTCCCACTTGGGTCTATTTGTCCATGTAAATCTTTTACCAAATGTCCTCGAACTGATCGCTTTAATCTTCCTGTATTTACCCCATGCCTTGATTTGGGATAGTTGGCAGGTCGCCATAATTGACTCTTAACATCCGCTTCACCAAACAAAGATATTTTGGTTACAATGTCGTTTGCGGTTTTTAACATTAATTGTTTTGGCACGCCCAACATTAATTGCCCTTCCATTTTTATGTCAACGCCGATCTGTGCATTTGACTTATGTCGTGACATCATAGGCATTAGAAAAATACTCCTGCCTGATCCATTTCTGCGACGTAGTAGTTCAACCGTTTGAGCAGGGTTCTCTCACTCTCCTGCGGTCTTGTCATAGATGCGTCTCCTGATCCGATTAATTGGGTTGTTCCCACTTCCCTTGATCGCCATCTGTTACGTGCTATTTCCAAACAGGTATCCACTACGTCAGACGGATATTCATATCTGTAATAAGAAGCACCACCGCTATGCGTTGCCGCCGTTGAACCATTGACTCCTCTAATAACGGTAAGTGTATTACTTGAAACCGCCGTTACATATAACTGCTCCGAATCTATGGATAATGTATATCCGGCATACGTTGTAGAACCACTTGAAACGGTTACGGTTGTCGTTGTTGTACTGCCTATCGCATCGGCTGTGCTTATCGCCGTTGATTTCTGATCCTGCCAACCCCATGAACCAAGAATGGTTAATGTCTGTTGTCCACCACTGAAACTCTTGGTCGTTTCCTCACTTAATTTCAATAAATTTTTAGGTGATCGATTATATGGTTCCAAAAGAAAATCGTTTGATATTCCCTCTGTGAGCGTTTCAGAAGAACCCCTTGCTGAACCATCGTATGCTGTTACCGTTGTCGGTGAAACAAGCCAATTATCCAACGGTATGCGTCCTGCACCCGATGCTTTATTTGCCCAATAGTCAGGTCTTGTAATTTCGTTACCAGTTCTCTCAACAGCATCAGTACGTAAAGCACCAATTCCAATATCATAAGAATTTGTTGCAGTAGATACCCCAAATGTTCTATTACCTACAAATTGATTGATTCGCTGTGAAACTGATTCAAGCAATATACGGATAACGGTTGTATCTTCTGTCCAATCTGCGACATGACCAGATCCGGCAAGATATGTCCTAAACAAATTAACATCTGCGTAAGTGTGATATAAGGTAGCCATTATTTATCTTCTGTAGATTTCACCCTTTTATTTTGAACTTTTTTTGTTGCTTGTTTTGGTGGGATAATATCCTGTTTAATTTCTTTTATTTTCGTAAAGAAAGCAGGATATCTGTCGAATCGTTCTTTGGTCATTGTGTATATCTGCCCTAATTGGTAATCGTCATCGGCAACCCGTCGGGCTTCTATACATTTGACCTCTATGTTTTTATCTGCCATATATTCCTTTCTGAAATCTGGGCAGGGAGAAAGAGTAGCCCTGCCCATCATTCAACCTTTAATTAGGTTCTGGCATCCAAGTCTTTTATTATGTAAACACCTAATACCGTAGCACCAACGCCAGCGGTAATATGAGCGCGTACAAAGTTCTGACCTAATACAAGAGGAACAACAATCTGCTTGTTGTCCCCTGCCGAACCGCCTGACTGTGTTAATTGATCAATCGCTCCTCCAGTAATGTCGGCGTAGGCTCCACCAGACGTTGCTGAAGATTGGGCTTTAACATCAATAGTAGCCCCTGCCGCCATTGTACCCAATACGACCCACAATCCACAGGCGGTAAACCCGTTAAGGTCAACGCCTGAAGTTGTAGACGTTCCTGCCCCCGTACTTGTCGGTGCTTGAGCGGTTACAATCGTAATCCTGTCGGTTAGTTGGCTAAATTTCGG